ATTTATTGAACGTGCATTTAGTAAGCGCATGAACGCAACTTTTATGTTAGATAATATACAGCTTAATTTTGTGCAGCGCCTTTTAGCTAGTGTCCGCGCAATTCAATGCGTGTATATCGGTTCGGAAGACGAGGATTACGCACCTCTAATCGTGTACGGTTTCTATAAAGATTTTACTATCAATATTCAGTATTCCACCAAAAGCTACTGTCGCGGTAGTTGTGGAAAATGTAATGCTAGATACAGTCGCACCTACAACCCCTTCACATAGCCATAGCCGCAAAAGTCCAGCAACAGAAGTGCCTAGCGTGATGTTGTCGATATTGTCAATGCGCGCCCCTGTAGATGGGGCGGTATAAATGATCCCCACAGTTCCCGCTGTTGGCTGTGTATAGCTAGTGTCCGCCGTGGTGGTTGTGCCAGATCCGATAACGGGGCTATTGGCATAGTTAGCAGATGCTGACATTTATATGATTCCTTGCGCGTATAGTAAAAAAGGCGGTAGAGATAAGCTGGCTGGCGTGATGCCGGTGTCAATGATTGACTTACCGCTTGTCCCATTAAAAACAACGATATTCCCCGCAACTGCAGCAGAAGAGTTTATAACGTAATCACCGGCTGGGGCGTAGGCTACTTGCCAGGCCGTTCCAGTGTAAGCAAAAAGAGAGTTTGCAACCGTGTCAAAATATAAAGCGCCTTCTGTTAGCGCTGCGCCTTCATTATCTAGTGTTGGTGCAACAGCTTTTGGACCTAGATACTTTTTATCAATATCAAGGAACGAATCGGCGGCTGCAGCTGCAGAGCTTGCCGCTGCAATTGCCGACGCACTGGCAGACGTAGCATCCGCGCCAGTAGTCACAGCATCAGCAGCAGTACTTACCGCATCAGCAGCGGCGCTCACCGCATCAGCATTAACGGCGGTGGCCAATGCGTTAGCTTCCGTTGCAAATGCAGGTAAAGCGCCCAAGAACGCATCGGCATCATCTGCAAAAGTGCTTGGCGTATCTCGGCTTGGCGGCGTGGGTAGCGCGGTTATTGTCATGTTAAGCCCTCAACTTCTAAGCTACAGTAGCTTTTGGTGGAATACTGAATATTGATAGTAAAATCTTTATAGAAACCGTACACGATTAGAGGTGCGTAATCCTCGTCTTCCGAACCTATATACACGCACTGAATCGCGCGGACACTAGCTAAAAGGCGCTGCACAAAATTAAGCTGTGTATTATCTAGCATAAAAGTTGCGTTCATGCGCTTACTAAATGCACGTTCAATAAATGTGGTCGTGCCAAACTCGTCTGTATTTTTTCGGCTGTAGTCAATGATGCCGACGGTTGCGCCGTATTCTGTTGAACCTAAATCGTACAAAAGGCCGTAAATAAGTTCTCCAATCTGAACCGTGCCGCCGCCTGTCAGTAACATAGTAACACGAGAGTTGTTATATGAGGGTAAATCTGTTAGCACTACATCCCCAATCTGTACAAATGGAGTAAAAAAATAGGTGTACCAGTCAACGACTAGGCTATTGTCGTTAAGGTTTATCGTATTGGTGTATACAGTGGGGCCGCCCGCACCGTCCGTCATGCTAATAGTAAGCTCTGTACCAATTAACCCAATAAGTGCCAGCGAGTTAATTGCGTCGGTATCCACAACTACCGTTAAAGGGCTGGCCTTTGTGGTTGCCGTGCTAGTGGCAAGATCAAACATCGCAAATTTATTATTAGGACCAACCAGCACCCACCATGTAGGGCTAGTGTCGGGCTGGTGATTTAGGTTGCCAGCCTGTAGGCTTTCGTAGATGTAGAGGCCGTACACCTTGCGATCAGCTAGCACGTAGGTTGTGGCCCCGCTCCATGTTGCATACGTTTCCGTAGCGGTAGTTGAAACTAAATCGGTACCGTACACAAAATTGTTAGGTTTTATTAGTTTCATACCACCACCGTATCAAGAGGGGAGTCTGAGTCGGTGCGCACGGTAAGCCCCTCATTAGTCCACCTATCTGCAAGCTTGGCTTGCTTAGTCGTGGCCACTGCTGTCGCGCGGGCCTCGTAGCGCAACTCGCTAACCTCCGAACGTAGAGCGCGCAATTCAGTTACCATTTCATCGCTTCCGCCCATTAGGTTTGCAGATTGGGCGGCGGTATAAACCATGCCTGGGTTTTTAAAATTAATTAGTTCTGGGCCTTCTTCGCCAACCAAAGCCATGCCGCCGTCATAACTGCCACCAGAAGCAAAGGCAGGGAAGTAAGATCTGGCCTGCTCAACCGTGATATTGCCAGCACTAATAAAAGCATCGTACATCTGAGACGGTAGCCCGTAAGGTGACCCGCCAGAAGTATTTGAAGCAGAAGAAGATATCATGCCAGAGGGCGTTAAACTGCGCGCTGTGCTTTCTGACAACATCGCGTTTGCTAGTGCAGCAGTAGCGGCACCAACACTTAGTACCGCACTATTGATGCCGCGCATTACCTCAATCTGAAGTCTTGCCGCCTCTAGCTGAGCATCTAATCTTAACAGCTGATCTTGCGCCGCCACTAACTGCAGCTCCGCAGTGTTCAACTGATTACCAGCCTGAGTCTGCAGCTCTGCTAATTGGTTAGCCAACAACATACGATCACGGCGCAATTCAAAAGCGCTACTGTAGCTTTCAGGTTCCATCCCTGACTTTGCGGCTCCAATTACTTTTCCTAGCTGCTCTTGGTCTGGCAAGTAGCCTGTGGTTTTTGCTGTGGCTATTGCTTGTTTTAGAAATTCATTTGCAGCAGCGCGGCTCATGCCTGCGCCAGCAGCTTGGTAAAGCCCCTCTACTTCCCCTTTAAGTAAGTTAAAGATGCCTTGAATATTGCTAATTGATTCTTGCGCCGCTTTTGCTTGAATATCAATAGCTTGTTTTTGCTTGCTGATCGATTTTTCTAATCCCTGATATGCGGAGTCTGTAGCTGCTGCCGTAGTGGTTATATTTTCTTCAATGGCTTTTGTGAAAATATCAAGAACCATTTGCGAGGCAGCCAAAGATGAGCGCTCATTTTCTAGAGCGTGAACGCGAAGCAACAAGGCGCGATTGGATTCATCAACACTAGCCAGCTCCCGCTCTCTTGAGCGCAAAACGTCGTTAGCACCTTCTGCCAGACGGTCCTCCAAAGCCAATCTCTCCTCAGCAACTACAGCTGCGCGCTCAATAGCCAGGCGTTCTTCTTTTAGTACTGTTATTCTATCGTAAAGAGCTAAGTTGTTCTCTGAAATTTCTGCTCGGGCCAGTTTAGCTATTGCCGTAGAATCACCTGTTAGGGTAAGCCATTCCTGCTCTAAAGCAAGGCGCTGCTGCAGAGAATCATTAGCACTCTCTGTTGCCTTTTGAATGCTATCAAATGTAGGGGCTAGTGCAAGTAAGGCAGCAAACAAATCAGCGTTACTCGCATCACGCGCCGCCGTAACCATTGCTTTAAAAGCATCTTTAGTGTCTGGAAGCTCTAGCCCAAGCGCTTTAAAAGCCGATGTCAGTTGCGTGATGGTGTTATTGGTGCGCTCTGTTTCAGTGTAAAAGTTTTGATAGTAAAAGTCCGTGGCCTTAACAAAGCTTTCAATTCCACCAAATGTATCAATCAGCTTAGAACTTGCATCTGCGCCAGCTACTGATGTTTCCATGAGCTTTAAATTAAGCACAGTAAAAACTGAGTTCACAGACTTAAGGCTGCTAGATAATCGTAACAAAGCCTCGCCCGCTGTTTCTCCACGCTTGCGCAGGTGGTCTACCTCTTTAAATAGCGACTCAATCATGAAGTTGCCAAAGTTGGAAATTGCTAAGGCAATGCGCTGTTGTGCCTCTTCGTCCGTCATTCCGTTTAAATTAAAGGCCAAATCTTGGCTAAATCCCGCAATGGCATCTGAATTTAAGCCCAACAATTCAACGTAGCCTTTAACCGTGCTTGCAGTTGCTTTTAGTGCTACATCCAGTAACTCTTGCAAATCGCTACCTAGCGCAGATAAATCTGTGCCGCTTTTGTCGCTCCTAAACCAGCCGCCCTCCTGGTCCCATTTCTGGAAGTTTTGCATCTGTGCGCCTTGACTGGTAAATTTTCCAGTCAAGCCAGAATCACGCGCGACTTTTTCGCCAGTACCAAAAGCCAAGTTTGCAACGCCGCCCAATACCCCGCCAATTACCGCACCGATTGCGGTGCCAATAACGGGGAATACATAAGTGCCAGCAAGCGCGCCAGCCGCCGCGCCTGTTGCGGTGGTGTAACCAGGGTTATCGTTGACTATAGACTTATTGCCAGAGATAGCATTGCCGATTGCGTAGCCCGCATACAATCCAGCAAGACTACTGGCCGCCGACCCAATGGAGCCAGAGGCATCTATCAGCCCTTCGCCAGCGGTAGCCATTAAACTACTGCTATCCGCCATAATCGTTCCTGCCACCTCTGTCGTGGTGGTTCCCATTTCGGCCATCCATACGCCAACATCAGCGGCCATTCCACCCACCGACGTGGCAATCTTTGCAAAAGAACCTGTGGCTGTAGAATATAAATTACTGAGAGTCGAAATAGTGCTTTGCAATCCAAGGGCTTCGCCAACACCGCCAGCACCGGCAGCCATTGCGCCACCTGCTCCGCCCAATCCCAACGACCCAACAATAGCGGATACAACAGGGCGCAACACTAGGCTTTTGAACATATCGCGCAGCATATCGGCGGCATTAGCCCCGCCCTCCATGATTGCATCAGTAAGGGTATCGCCGATTTTTGTAGAAATATCCTTCCATTTTACTAGGAACGATTCGCTTTTTATTGCACCAGCCATGCGCTCGGCTAGAATTTTATATTCGTCCGATCCTTCTTTGATCCCTTTGTTTTCCATATCTCGCAGGAATATAGAAAGCTTGCGCTGCTCGTTAGTCATAAACAGCGTCGAGGTTTCAAACTCCATTGCCTCTACAGTATCAAACATAGAGATTACGTTGTTGCGCTTTTCTTCGTCCTGCTTATTAAGTAAATCATTTTCTTTGGCGATAATTTCTATATTGGCCTTGCGAGTTTCTTCCTCAGCCTTTAGCTGCTGAGTGTAAAACTTCTGTTGCTTAATGTACTTTTCAGCCAAGTCTAAGCGCTCTTGATCGGTCAGCAAGCCCTTGTCAGCGGCATCATTTAGCATTCGGATGTTAGCATAAAAGCTTGGGTCCACAGCGGCGGACTCGCCAAGGATTTTGTCACGCAGCTTAATCACTTTATCAGAAAGCTTTTCTATATCTTTAGCAGCATCAGACAGGGCTTTTTTTACCTGCATTACTGGTGCCACGGCTTTTAGTGCTGCAAGGTTCATGCCTGGCACTTGCTCAGGAGACATAAAGCGGCGCTCATCTTGCCCGATACCTGACTTGGCAATCTCTACCAATCGACGCGCAGAAAGGATGCTTGCTGTGGTCGCATCAATATCGGCTCTTGCCCGCGCTCCATCTGCGATCATTGAGTCACGGATAGTCGCTGCACCTTCAAAATTCAACTGCAGCAGCTGTGTGGTTTGCGCAATAAGCCCACCTACTTCATTCCCAACCTGGGAAATCACGTACTTAACATTAAGCCCCAAAACAGCTACCGCCTCAAATGCGGTGCGGCCAACCTCTAAAAATACATCCATCGCCATAGAAACAGCGTCGGTTGATTTCTTTAGATTGTCGGTAGATGTAACAGTCATTAGCAACTGATTTGACATATCAACTAGCGCTGGCAACATGCGCGCAGCGACTTGATTGGAAACGCCTGTTATACGCAACCCAACAGCGTCTAACGTATCGTTGAATTGTTCGGCTGCCTTGGCAGTGTCTGTCTCCAAAGTAAGGCCTAACTCTTTTGCTTTTTTGTCGTACTCGGCCAATCCATCAGCGCCACCATTTAGCAATGGAATCATAGCCAAACCGGCCTTACTAAAGACCTCTAAAGCTAAAGCTGATTTTTCTGTGCCGTCACGGTAAGAGGCGAACTTATCCGCCACCTCGCCCAGCATATCTCGGGTAGACTTTAAAGAGCCATCGGCGGCCTTGGTAGATAAGCCCATAGCTTTGAAAACGTCCGCCCCTTCCGCTATCTTTTGCGAAAGTTTGCCCATGCTTTTTTGCATATCCTCAGCCGATAAATCGGACTGTCTAAAAGCCATCTCTAGCCCTGCAATTTGCGGAACCGCTAAGCCTATTTTTTGAGCCATCTTTGATGTAGCGTCTGCAGCGTCTATGGCCTGCTGCACCCACTGCGCTAGCTCACGCGCAGCCAGTACCGTACCAATTCCAGCCAAAGCCTTGGATGCCATAGAGGCCATAGACTTAATGCTATTCATGCCAGAGTTGACAAGTCCTTTAGCTTGATCCATATCGGAACGTAGCCGCGCAACATTTGCGGCCATTTCTATAGTCAGCGTTCCAATATTCATTCTTTGGCCTTTATCATAGATTTAAATAAACTACTTATTCCTTTACTTAGCACTGCTCGATCAAATGTATTTTCTGGCGCTCCATATGGGGCAGGGCAGTCGATTTGCTGGCTGTCGTGGGCTTGTGATAAGTAAGCCCGTGACATCTCGCGGATAATTTTAAATTCCCACGAACACAAAGCTACGCCAGAACCATCGCACCAGGCGCAGACTTCTTTTGCGCTAAGCGGGATAGGCCCCATACCGCCCAACTCCACCATGCCCAGTTCTTGCCAATACGCAATTAAATAAGCCGCGTCACCCACATCGGGCATCAAAGGAGTTCCGCCCTTACTCTCGATATTTTGAGCTCGGGTAAGTGGCTTTTCTTTTTCTGTTGACGCAATGTGGCGCGGCTTTGTTTCTTTATGGGTTGGCGCGGACTGGAACCACGCCAACTGCCTAGCGTAAAGCGTTAGCTCTTCGCCAATGGCTTGGAAAAATTTACCCAGTCACCTACGCCCTTGTTTACCTGCTCGGCAATAAAACCAATACTTGCATCAAGATAAGCTGCGCGAAACATCTCTACGCCGGTAAAAGACTGATAACTGAAGCCATTAAAAGAAACTGTACAAGCGGCCAAAAAGTCAGCGTCTAGCTCGCGCTGCGCATCATCGGGCATTTTTTTATTGCCCTTTTTGAAAAATTCCATAATAGCGCGGTTTCGTATTCCTTGAGCCTTCACAAATTGCTTAGAGCCAGGGCCATAAACAGTAATGCTCATTCGGTTATCTTTGTCGTCAAGTAGCGGCTCACCATCTGGACCATCAAGATTAATGACGGCTGTAGGGTCAACACCAAGCTTTGAAATATCAAACATTTTAATTCCTTTTTTCGCGGGAGTAATGCCCTTACTGCTGTGCGCCGTATCCCGCGAGGAATCCGAACGCACAACAGCAGGTACTAGTTAGCCGAAAATCGGCGTATTAAGCAGCTAGGGACTCTACAATCCCAATGCCTGTGGATGACGTAGTAATTTCCAAGGTGCTTGTTGCGGTGGTAATTGAATCAACCCCAGCAACGCCTACCTTAAAGCCCATAACTTTGGCTTGGAAAAAATAACGGTCGCCGGTTTGCGTCGTTACCATAAAGCTGTAATTGCCATCACTTAAGCTGGCGGCTTTCATGATGATTTGCCCCGCGTCGTCGGTATCAAGCCCCAAGGTCAGCGCTAGTTGCCCTTCATTAAATGAGCCTTTAAACTTTTGAGTGCCGCGCGAAGCAACTGGCATGTGAGTTACAAGGGCGTATTCGCGCCCAAACTCGCCCAGATTGGTGATCTCCCCGACTAAGGCCGGAGTAGGAGAAGCGGTGAATAACGTATTGTAGCCACCTGATGTAAAAGTGGCTGGGGCAGATGCAGAAACTCGTAAAGTTGCCCCTGCGGAGGTTGAAACTGTCATGCTATTTCCTTTTTTAAAATGCCCACGGGGGCGGACTGACAAACGGCAATGTAAATTTACTCGTAATAGTATAACATGTAATCAACTGGCTGAGTCCATACCCCTGTTTCATTATCTTTTTCTACCGACCCCATATTACCAAGACGGCACGAAACAACTAATTTGTTAGCAAAAATCTGCTGGTGCTTAAAGTCTAAAGCGGTCCTAATAGCGGCATGTATCGATTTTACGCCAGCAACTGTTTCAGCCAAAGGGTTTACTTGGATACGGGCCATTGCCAGTTGCGAGCCAGTGGCGGCAACATTCGGTTTAGGAACGGCACTAATAATTGTGTACACTAAAGCAGGGTATCCGGTATTTTGCGGTAATTGAGCCAATGCCAATCTTGTACCAATAATTGAGGAGATTCCCGATTGCGACAATAGCGCGGCAGCAACTAGTTCTGGATTCATTATCTAAGTTTTTCCTTTTCAATTCGCTGCGCCATATACTCACCCATTGCCGCCACAGCAGCATCTGCCTTTTCATCTAATGCAGGGCGCATAAAAGGCTTTGCTGCAGCGCCTGGGTGGTGCACAACTTCACGCAATGAGCCATTAACTAGCAATTTTCTTGATTTTGTCGGCTTAATCAAGTGAGCAACAGTTCCAGATTCAACCATGACCGCATAATAAACCATCGTCCCGCGCTTAGCTTTCCCGCCAGCCTTTACAATAGCCGTTACTTTACCGTTTTTAATGGCCGTAGTAACCCTAATTGTATCTCGCAAAGCGCCTGCATATAGCTTGTATTTTTTTTTGTTTTCCGCGTTTGGCTCTGAAACAGGGCAAAGCTCTTTTGCCCGCTTGGCAATCACTGAGGCTCCGGCTCGCAAGCCGCCGCGTAGAAGGTTGCGCTCCACTTTTGCAGCTAGCGTTTGCAGAAATTTGCTCATCTCCGCCATGCCAGTAATTTGTATATCTTCATTGGCCATCAATAGACCCTTCAACACAATCGAAGAGAATAAAAATATGCTCCTCGTTTACATCCACTACTGATGTAATATTTAACACACGGGCTCCGTATAAAATTCTATACGCGGCCGCTGTAATGGCAGGCAAAAACAAAGGAGAATAACGCACGGCCACTGAATGAGTAAGCGACGCATTTACCATGCTAGCCCGCTGTTTTTCTATGCCAGATGACGGCACAATATCCGCCCGTACGGTAGCAATAGTAGACCACGTTGTAGCTTGCTGCCCATAAGCATCCAGCGTATTGCTGGGAGACTGTACGCTAACCCGATGTTTCCATTTTCCAAAATCTAACCTTGCAGCCATTACATACCCATCCCGATTCGGTGGCCTTGCATCAGATATTCGGCAGCTGGCGGGCGCTGTAGCGCCTGATTATCAGTGATTGACTTGCTATCGTCACGATTGACGTAAGCGCGGCCAATCATGAGAAGCATTGCTTGCTTTAAAGAGAGCGGAAGCGGGTAAGTATTAGGGCTTAAATCGTCTGTGTTGCCAGCCTCGAACGATACCACAACCGCATTTACGATTGCCTTGGTCGGTGGCCACCTATCTACAACGTGCAATTTTGCAGGTTTACTGCGGGCATCTAAAAAATAAGCGGAATCATCTAAAATCATAGTGTCGCCGTCGTCGTCTATATAGGTCACGCTATTAATAGATTGCACCGGCCACACTTGCAAATCAATTACAGAAGGGAACGCGTCATAGGCGACCTCATAGGTGGCTGCCGCAATGGCAAGACCCGTGTAAAACTCGGCACTTTCACGAGCGGCAGAGATTACACCAAGTACCAATGGATCATCTGGATGAGTCAGCGGAGAACCAATAGCATCAAGCTTTAAATGCAGCCTTGCCGTCTCTAAGCTAATAGGTTCTAGGCTTGGTGCTGATTTAGTAAGTTTCCCAGTTTCCACTCTATCCCTTTAACAAATAAAAATCGGCATCTTTACCAAGCCATTGTTTAAGAATATTACTTTCTTGATCTTGCTGGCCAACTAGCGACTTATGCCCCATCCCGATTCCGTCTCGGCCAGGCATGCCCTTAATGCCCACTACTTGAGCCTCATAAAATAAAAGCTTTTTCTCACACGATGCCCATAAGTCAACATCAATAAACTTTGCGCCTTTTTGGCAGGCCTTGAAAAAACTCTGAATTGCTGGCCCGCGCATAGCTGAACTGCATAGACTGGCGTGATTCAAGTTTGATAATTCCCGAGCGATTCCGGTTTGAACATTATAATAGCGCGCGTTTGACTCACCGATTAAGTCGGCACTGCTTAAAAAAAAAGCGGAGTCAATGAAACGAAGCCAGTCAGGGGAGTAATAATCGTCATCCTCAATAATTACAAGTTGCGCATTGGCATCAATCACCTCCAAGCCAGCAAGCAAATTTCTTGCCTGAGTATTTTCACCGCTTCGCCAAAAAGGCATAGGGCGGACAACTTCAAGCGTCCAGTTGTGGCGAGCAAATGTAATTTCTTGCGGCTGCTCACCATCGTCAACAATAACCCAATGCACCGGCCCTTCGTAAGTCTGTGCCAGCATAAGCCTTTCGCAGATAGCCCATGATTCTGGCCTACCGCCTGTAGCGGTAAGCAGCGTAATCACTTCAGCCCCGATGGTACATTTTCATTTTGTATTGTCACGCGGCATTACTCCACATTCTAATAAAGCTTGCTTAATCGGCATGCGCTCAAAACAAGTAAGCGCGGTCTCTGTGCTTGCGTTTATTACTCTTACGCCATCTAGTGCCAAGTCAGCAGCAAGAGCGGGCATTGTCTTAATCCAATAATCAAAAGGTTGCGATTGTGTTAGTCCGCTAGGATGCTGACCGAACCAATGCGCTTTACCATCTTTATCTTTTCCAAAATCAAAACCAAGCAAAATAATATTTTTAGCGCCCCACAAGTAAGCCAGATTAATGGCTTGGTAGCCGCTATTACCGCCCTGTCTGATAATGCCTTGCCGACCTAGCCCCGTTTTGTTTTCGCTTTTGATGTGGTTAATCGAGTGTCTTTCGGCTGCTCTTTCGTCTTGGGTCCACAGCTCACCCGTAAAACCATCTCTGACAGACTGACAGTGGTATCTCCACCACTGCAAATCGCAGGCGTATAAGACAGAGGCAAACTCTGCTCTACGGTAGGTATCATTGATTGCAATTGATTCACAATCGAACTTTCTAACTGTCCAGAGGTCTTCGTCTGAAAGGCTTGGACCGCTTGCAAGAATGACGGCTGCTCTACCTCCCCAGCGGAGACGTAAGGAGGAGTCCCGCGTTTTTCGTCCGCCGACAGTAGCGGGTTTAATATTTTAACCAGCCCTAACTTTTCTAATCGCTCAGCCACCACGCGAGAAACTTGGCGTTTTTGTTTTTTTGCAATACTGCCTAACGCGCCGTCGTCAAAATGCGCCAAAGCAATGATATCTACGGTTTCCATGAAGGCACCCAAGACAAGCAAAGGCCGAGGCCTTTGCTTTAGTTAAAATAAAGATCAAGCAAAAGTACCAGATACAAAAGCAGCTGGGCGGTAAACAGTAAGCGCTAGACGTTCTTCAGCGCGGATTGTTACCATATTCTTTTTGAAGTTGTCGCCATCCTCATAAGCAAGCGAGACGTTAGCTTCTTCTCGGTCCCAAATCTGAGCGCCCATATAAAATCCGCCAGTTAAGAACGTGCCTTGCGCAATAGAGTTAGTAGACACAATACGACGACCCCAAACTTGCGGACCAAGCGCATTAACTGGGCCAGTGGCACCGCCGAACAGATATTCACCGTAAGTGGTTTTCAGTAGTTCGATTTCTTCCCAATCTTCTGGGTTTAGGATAATAGCATCTACTGCATATTCGGACAAGGCGGCTTGAGTGATTGCACGACGCAGTGTGTCAAGGATTGAATCACCCGACACGGCGCGATTATAGGCTGTGAAGTTGCCAGAATCCAACAGGCCGGATAGATTGCCAGCGCTGCCGCTGCCGTTAAGCAGCTCGTCTTCTTCTTCAAGCTTTAGGCCATAAAGCAAACGACCATCAATATAACTTTGCAGCTGAGGAGCATCACTAAGCACTTGCTTAGAAACAGGGATAAAGTGGGCGATAGTGGCAACCGCTGCTGAAGCCATCGTAAAAGTGATACCCGATTCCGGCTTAGTAACGTTTTCAAAGTTTGGGCTGCCGTACTGTGGACCTGCATTGTTGGTGTACACGTTTTCGCGGGTGTACTCAACAAGATTAGAACCTGTACGCCCAACAGAAAGTAAGTCTCGCACAGTCAATAAACGCTCTGGGGCGGTGATAATACCAGGTACGCGCATAGCTTGAACTAGAGGCTGAGAAGCACCAGTTGCATTTACAATAGCTGTTTTGAGTTCGATAGACGCAGTATTAGAGCGCTTTTGCTGCATGGCCTTAAAGCCGTCAGACTCGATCATTTGCTGTCCAACAGATTTAACCTCTGCTGGGCCTCCTTGCTCTTGGCCTGCAGCCATTTTACGTTCTAATTCAAGGCACTTATCAGTTAAAGAGGCTGACTTTTCGCAAAGTTTTTCAAGCGCGGCTTTAGTTTCTGCCTCTAGCTTTTTGCCCGAGTCAATTTCAGCGTTGGATTTTTCAACCCAACTCTTCATTTCTTTGTGAGATTCAATCAGCGATTTTTGAGCGCTGGCTAATTCTTTGATCTGTTCCACTAATTCAGTCATTTTAAAGCCTTTATAGGTCACGGGAGTTTTTAAAATTTTCGGCAATAAGCGCCGCTAAGTCGTTAGGTAGTGCACTTGGCAAATCGATTACGCC